GCAAACGGAAGCGGAGGCAACGGCTGCGGCAACTCGCGGCGCTTTGCAGCAAGTTACAACGCCTATGCGTGAAGGGGCGTTGGCTGAAGCGGCGGTGCCCGGCGAAGTGTTCCCCGTGCTGGAACGCAAAGCGGCTGAAGGTCGTGCGGCTGCTGGCACTGCTGTGCAAGATGTGCGGCGCTTTACTGATGCCATCCAACGGGCAGAAGATTGGGCGCGGGAGTGGACAGCCAGCGGCACTTCGCGCGCGCCAGGTGCGTTGCCGCGCCCTCCGTCCCGTTACACGTATCCGGGTGAACTGGCGGATAAAGCCGAGCAAGTGGCGACGTCTGCCGCCGAAGAATCGTTGCGAGCGGGGGCTAAGGCTCGCGCCGCAGAGAACACGTTGGCGTCGATGAAAAGTCGCGGTCTTGAGCCACTGACTGCACAGCCGTTGGTGTCGGGTATTGAAACCAAACTAACCAATCCAGAAATTGCGCTCAATGCCAAAACGGCCCCGGCGCTGCGCCGCGTGTCGCAAATGGCCCAAGATTGGACAAATGAACACGGCTACATTACGCCGGAAGCCTTGTATGCTATCCGCAAACATGGCGTCAATGCGGCTATAGAAGATTTGATGCCGGGGGCCAGCGAAAGCGCCCGTAAAGCCGCAGCGTCGAAAGTCATGGCCGAAGTGCGGCCAATCATTGATGACTTGTTAGGCGACAAGTTCAAAGCCTATTTGACGACCTTTGAAGAAGGCGCGCGCGCCATTGACAAGCAACGCTTGTCGGCAAAACTGATGGAACTGTATCAGCAGTCGCCATCTGAGTTTGTGCGCGTTGTTAAAGGTAACAACCCTGACGTCGTAGAAGGACTGATGGGCGGCGGCGTGCGGGACATCAAAGCCGCATTGGGCGGCGATTTTGGAAAAGTGCAGCGCATTGCCGACGACTTGGCGCGAAACGCGGCGATCACCGAACAAGCTAAGCAAGGCGCGCCTGCGTTGTCGCGGATTATGGCGGCGAACGAATTGAATGCGTCTATCCCCAATTTCCTTAGCCCTAAGGTCACGCTGGCAAACAAAGTGCTTAGCGGGCTGGAAGGCCGCGTAAACGCCAAGACGTTGCAAGTTTTGTCCCGTGCGGTTCAGTCCGGCGCAAGCATGAACGATCTGCTCATGCTGACCCCGCCAAGCGAACGTAGCGCGGTCTTGACGGCGCTTCGCAAAATCCCGCCGACAACCAACGCGCTGTCGCCTTTGCTTATAAATCAGCTTGCCCCCACTGCCTCACAGGAATCCGCACCGTGACCGTCAAGAGAATCGCCCCCAAGCGCACAAGCATTGTAGAAGTCGAGGCCAAGATCGACGCTCACGTTGACCTGTGCGCGCTGCGGTACGAGGGGATTGAACGGGAGATGCGCGGCGCAAATGCGCGGCTGAAGCGGCTGGAAGCCATCTTGATCAGCGCAGGCGGCGCGATCATCCTGCTGCTGGCGCACCTGGCCACCAAATGAACGAGACGCTCCTGCAAAAGCAGCAGCGGTTTACCTTGATGGTGGCCGAACTGATCCGCAAGGCTAACGAACTTGGCTTTCAGACGACGTTGGGCGACGCCTACCGCGACCCCCGCGTTCACGGCCCTATGGGCGTCAAGATGGCCTATGGCCGCGCCAACAGTTGCCACAAGCTGCGCTTGGCCATTGACCTCAACCTGTTTCGCCACGGCGTCTATCTGACCTCTACCAGCGACCATGCGCCGCTGGGGCAGTGGTGGGAATCGATTGGCGGGTCGTGGGGTGGGCGCTTTGACGACGCCAACCACTACTCGCTGGAGCATGAGGGCGTCAAATGAACCCACTGGAACTGATCGTCGGGCCGCTGTTCAAGGTCATCGACAAGGTAATCCCCGATCCCCAGGCTAAGGCGCAGATGCAGCTAGAGTTGCTGCGCTTGCAGCAGTCTGGCGAACTGGCGCAGATGACCGGCCAGATGGAGATCAACAAGGTCGAGGCGGCAAGCCCCGACCTGTTTCGCGGCGGCTGGCGTCCGTTCATCGGGTGGATCTGCGGCGCGGGGCTGCTGTACCAGTTTCTGCTGCGTCCCCTGCTGGGGTGGGTGTCCAGCGTCAGAGGGTGGCCCGTCCCCCCTGCGCTAGAAATGGATACGCTGCTGACGCTGCTCTTGGGTATGCTGGGCCTGGGCGCATACCGCACCGCCGAAAAGATCAAGGGCGCTTCGTAACCTCGGCCAGCTTCTGCTGGTAGTGGCGCAGCTTGGCCGGGTCATCGGATCCGGCCTTCTGGCCCGTTCGCATGGCGTACTTGAGGATGTTGCCCTTGAGAAACCCCACAAATTCTTCGTGGGTCAGCAGCGACTCCATCACTTCCCACGGCTGCACGGGCATGGCCTTGTAGTGCATCCCGCCCACCTGCCGGTCATCGGCCTTGGTCGGCGGCGCTGCCAGCGGCGGGCTGGCATACAGCACAGTGTCCTCGCTCATACGGCCTCCTGCGGCCCCCGCGCCTCAGCCAGAATCTCGCTGCGCTCACGCTCGGCCCGCAGCATGGTGTACCGCTGATGCAGGCGCACCAGAATGGCCGTGCGGCCCTTGCCCGCGCGTTCGGCGGTCAGTTCGTCCAGCACCTGCTGTTCCGTCATGTCAGGCAGATGATCGTTTAGCGTTCGCCAAGTGAAGTTGCTCAAGTCGATTCTCCAGAAAAACAATTGTTGTCAGGGTCTTTTGCAGTTGCCGCTGGGCGCTGTTGTACGCCTTGCGCCGCAACCGCAAATCATTTTTGGCCGCCGCTAACTTAGCGCGTAAAACTGATTCTTGCAAGGTCATTTCAATGCCTCCAGCGCCAGCGCCGACAAACCCTGTTTGTCTTGCAGCGCGGCCCAAATTTTGCCGTCAATCGTGTCGTCGGTCAGCAGCAGGTAGCACCAAACGTCGCGGGACTGCCCGCTGCGGTGCAGCCGCCCCACGGTCTGCTCAAACTTTTCCCATGACCAGGGCAGCGTCAGAAACACCATATGGCAGCCGCCAAACTGCAAGTTCAGCCCGTGACCGGCTGAGTCGGGGTGCAGCGCCAGCAGCGGCACCTTTCCGGCGTTCCAACGGTCGATTACGTCGGGGTCGTCGAGCGTGGCCAGCTTGGGGTAGCGGCGCTTTAGCTGCGCCAGTTGCTCTTGGAAGGCGTAAATCAGCAACGTATTGGCGTGCTGGTTCTCAGCCAGCAGGTCGTCCAGCGCGTCGAACTTGTGGCTGGACAGGCCCACAGGCCGTTGTTCCACGTGGAACTTTCCCGGCGCATCGGCGCGGGCGGTCTTGATTGTCTCGTAGATGAAACCGCTGGCAATTTGCGTCAGCTTGCTGGTGACCACGCCCGCGCTGACGGCGGTGATGGTGGCGTCTTGCAGTTGCAGGGCAAAGTCCTGCTTCATTTTCTTGTACGCGGTCAAGTCCATTTCGCAGGCCACCGGCACGATATGCAGCGGCGGCAGGGTGTCCTTGTACTGCCCAGGCTCCAGCAGGAAGGTGGCGGGGCGTATGCGGGCCATGACGGCCTCCAGCGCCCCCTCACGCGGCTCCCATTCGCCGTAGTCGCGGTTGATGAGGGTGAAGTACTGCTGGAGAAACGCGCCCTTAGCGCGGCCCAGCAGGCGCTCGTCTATGATCTTGCACTGACCGAAAACGTCCTCCAGCCCGTTGCTGGTAAAGCTACCGGTCAGCCCCCAGCGGATCGGGAACTGGTCGATGACCTTATGCAGTGCCTTGAACCGTTTGCCGCCGGGGTCTTTGAGGCGCGTCAATTCGTCAAAGACGATGCCATCAAAGCGCAGGCGCTGCTGGGTCAGCCATTGCAGCGTGTCGTAGTTGGCAATGACCAGTTGCGCGCTGGACTCAAGGGCTTTGAGGCGGCGCGACGGTGGCCCCAGGCACAGGGCAATGGACAGGTGCGGCGTCCATTTGGCGGCTTCGACCGGCCAGACGCTGGTGGCGACGCGCTTGGGGGCCAATACCAAGAAGCGTTTGGCGTGAGATGCGTGCAGCATATCGCTCATGGCCACCAGCGTCAGCGCGGTCTTACCCGCGCCGACAGGTGCCAGCACCAGCGCCCGATCCCGTTCGTACAGGAAATCGGCGGCTGTGTCTTGGTAGGGTCTAAGTTTCAAGGTACGCCTCAATCACAGCTTGCGCGACTTGCGGGACGATGGCGTTGCCGTAGGCGCGCAGTCGTCCCAAGCGGGCGGTAGCCCCATCAACCAACGGGCTAGGGCAGGGTTCAGTTGCTTGCCAGCTTCGTACCCTGCTGTATCCCGCGATTTGGCTTCGTGCGTCAGCATCCATTGCATCTTGCCGCGCAAACTGCCCGCCGCGTCCTCGTTCGCGTTGGGTGTCGGCCACGAACCAAAGGCGTTGTCGGATATGGGGCGCTTGGACGCCCGCAGCAGGGATACCGACCGCCCCGCAGGCGTAGCCTTCGCCTTCCAAGTCAGATTGAACAAGGTCGAGCCAGCCGTGCCTAACCGCTGCTTCAACTTGCTCACCAAAAACAACTCCAGGCCGGCACTGGCGAATGAGATTGAACCAGACGGGCCACAAGTGGCGTTCGTCGGCAACGCCGCGCCCCGATCCGGCAACGCTGAAAGGTTGGCAGGGGCAGGAGCCTGTCCATACGGGCCGGTCGTCGGGCCATTGGGCAAGGCGCAAGGCGTGGCTCCAGACGCCGATTCCGGCAAAGAAATGGCATTGGGTGTAGTGTTTAATGTCATCGGCTTGAACCTCTGTAATGCTTCGGGTATCCACATCCCCCCCCGCTATGTGGCCTGCGGCAATTAAATTGCGTAGCCATTGGGCGGCAAAGGGATCTATTTCGTTATAGTAAGCAGCCACTGATCCACCTGTTCGGTTGTCCACAGACACGCATACTTTTGGTTGAGCGCCGCAAGTTCGGCGGCGTGCAGCCGCTGCAACTCGGACAGCCGCCCGCCTTTGGTTTTAAGTTCCACGAACCATGTCGATCCATCGGGCAGGCAAACGATCCGGTCGCAGACGCCTCGGTTGTTGGGGCTTTTGAACTTCCAGGTCTTGCCCCCTGCCCGTGACACGGCCCACACAAAGTGCTTTTCTACGTCGCGCTCTAGCACGGTCATCCCCACTTGTGGCGGCTGGCAAAGTGCCGCACAGCCGCCTCGGTCTTGCCCAGTTCGGCGGCAAGCTGATGCGTGCTTTTCGGCCCGTACTCTGCAAAAAACTTGGCCCGCTCGGCCTTAGTCCACACCGGACGCTTTGGCGACAGCCCAAGCCTTTGGCACTGGCGGCTGATGCTGGCCCTCGACCGGCCCAGCAGCGGCACCATGTCCATGACGCGCATCTTGCCGTAGTGGTCGCGCAGCCACGCCACATCAACTTCTGACCATTTCACGCCCTGGCCCTCCACCACTGCGCCAGAACCAGCAGGTCGGAAATGACGCCGCACACGAACACGCCAGCGCAAAAGCCGTATAGCGCCCACTGGATTTGATCGTGGGTCATGGCTCACCCCTTGCGCGGATGTGGTCAACGCTAACCCAGCCCAGTGAATCGGCTTGCTTCAAGATCGCCTTGCGCTCGCGCTCTGCAACCTGCCATTCAAGTTCGCTCAGCAAATCTTCCGTGGTGTCACCGTGGCCGGTTGCGTAGCTGCGTTGGATCATCCATTGCGCCACCTTCTCGCGCTCTGCGGCGGCTTTCAACGCATCGCGCTCGGCTTTGAGTTGCTCGATCTCATCGTGCTGGCGGCGCAGTTCGGCGGCGGCAAGTGGGCAATGCAAAGCCGCGTCGAACTCGTAGTAGTCAGATAGCGTCAGGCGATCAGCCAGCCGCAGGGCTTCGGGTTGTGTGGTCACTTCATTCTCCGGGCAAAGTGATTCGGGATAGTAGTGGCAAGCGCAGACAATACGGCTCACGTTGCACCTCCGATGCCGTGGGCTTTTTCGGTCATCCGCACGGTGTACATAACTCGATCACCGTGGATTTCGTGATCGTGTTGGGCCCTTATTTGCTCAACTTCATCTATCGTCAGCGGCTGGCGCTGGGGTGGGTGGGCATAGAGGGGCGTTGCTTTTGCGCCTTGCTCTTCGCTCATTATGTCCATGTATTCGGGCCTCCAAATAAGACTTTCGTTCTCATGCAACGTCCCATCGTGCCGAATGCCGCGATACATCCACGCCACCGGCTGGTGACTATCCGCACAGTCACTAGGTACTGTCGGCTCGGCCAGCGCGGCGCGGAGTGCTGCTACTGCCGCATCACACGCCCAAAACGGTGCCCCTTTGGCTTGGTATTCTTCCAGCGCATCCAGCGCCTGCTGCGCTGCGTCGCGTAACTTGTTCACTTCCTCTGTCTCCTTTGTTTGTTCAAGTCTTTAATCACTTCACGAACACTCAGCACTGCGCGGTTCAATGCCAGCGCAATCTGGCCCGCAGTCATCGGGCCGTAGTTGGTAGCCACATACGCCCGCTCGGCAGCCGTCCAGGCATCACGACGATGCGGCACGCCGTTGCAGTAGTGCATCGACCCATCCACCGTGACCGACCGCATTTGCCCCGCATTGGGGCCTTTGAGTACCGGCTCACGCCAGATGATGCAGCCGCAGCCGCAGCGCACCTCTTTGCCCATATCGTCATGTACCTGAATCATGGCGCAACCCTAACACGCTCAAAAAACAGTTGACAAGCTATTTTTTGACAGGCACAGTCGCGGCTGGAGTCACAACAGTAGGGAACAGTTATGCGGCATTCTTCAATTGTCGGCGGCTCGACCGCCAAGCGCGTCATTGCCTGCCCCGCGTCCGTGGGGTTGTCCAACAAGATGCCCCCGCGTCCGTCGAGCAAGGACGCCGACACGGGCAGTCTTTTGCATCAGATCATGGCGCTGCACTTGGACGGCCACGGCGAGTTCAAGGACTTTCTGGGCATGAAGTACGAGGGCATCGAACTCACCCAAGACATGATCGACAACAAGCTGCAACCGGCGTTTGACGCGCTGATGCAGGTCGATCCCGAAAAGAAGCTGGAGTATGTGGTTGAGCAACGCGTGGAGTTTGGCTCCGAGTTGCCCGGCGTGTTTGGCTCGACCGACCTTTTGGGCCGCGTCGATGATCGCGTCATCAGTCTGGACTGGAAGTTTGGTGACGGCGTGGCCGTCGAGGCCGAGGAAAACGCGCAGGGGATGTTCTACGCTGCGGCGGCTATGAAGATGCCCGAGTTGGCATGGGCGTTTAAGGGCGCAAAGGAAGTGGAGATCGTCATCGTTCAGCCGCCCTATGTGCGCCGCTGGGTGACGACCTTTGACCGGCTGCGGCTGTTTGAACGCGAACTGGTGCTGGCCGTCAAGCAGGCCCAAGGCCCCAACCCTGCGCTGCGCTCTGGCGATCACTGCCGCTGGTGCGCGGCCAAGCCCATCTGCCCTGCCATGAACGGCGCGCAGGAGCGGCTGCTGGCGCAGGCCGTCAAGGAACTGGACGTTGGGCAGTTGGGCGCGGCGCTGGTGCAGGCCGAACTGGTCGAGCAGCGCATCGCAGACTTGCGTGCGTTGGCGCAGCAGATTCTTGAAAGCGGTGGTACAGTCCCAGGTCACAAGCTGGTAGCCAAGCGTGCTACCCGCAAGTGGGCCGACGAGGCGGCGGCGCAGATTGCGCTGCACAGCCAGATCGGTGACGAAGCGGTTGAAACCAGCGTCATCTCTCCCGCGCAAGCGGAAAAGAAGCTGAAAAAGATCAAGGGCGTCATGCCGGAGACCGTTTCAATTAGCAGCGGAAACACTCTGGCTGCGGAGGATGATCCGCGACCGGCAGTGGTGTTGATTGGGCAGCAGATGACTGCTGCATTGGCGAAGTTGATCTAAACTCAAGGAGAACGATAGTGTCGAATGTAACGGTGTTTTCGGGTGCGGGCCTGCCCGCTGTTTCGTCGCTGACGACTGCCCTGCGGTCGGTGGCGTCGGATGTGGCCAACCTTGGTTCCACCATCATCAAGATGGACAAGTTTGGCGCATGGGTCTACGGCGCAGAGCAGACCGAGGTTGAGGACGGCAGCACTTGGGCGGTCAATCCGTTCAGCTTCGTCCACGGCTTCATTGCTTGGGGCGACGGTGAGGTGCTGGCCGAGCGCATGGTGCCGATCACCCAGCCGCTGCCGGAGGTCGGTGACGCGCCTGCGGGGGCCAAGAAGGGTTGGGAGTCGCAGGTCGGTCTGTCGCTCAAGTGCCTGACGGGCGAGGACACGGGGCTGGAGGGGCGGTACAGCGCCACCAGCGTCGGCGGCAAGCGCGCCATGCAGGGATTGGCGGTGGCCATTGCCGCGCAGGTGGAGTCGGATCCGGCCAAGCCGGTGCCGATTGTGCGCCTGGGGACGGATCATTACGTCCACAAGCAGTACGGCAAGGTGTTCACCCCCAAGCTGGAAGTGGTCGGCTGGATGAGCATGGACGGTGACGACAAGGCTGCCGATGAGCCTGCCGCTGCCGCCCCTGCGGAGTCCGCACCGGCCCCTGCCGGTCGCCGTCGCCGGTCGGTGTAAAAAATAGGACTGGGAGGTTGTCAGGCAGACAATCAAGGATGTCTAAGCGCGCTGTTTTTCTGCCTTCCGGCGTGCGTCATTAAACGACCAAATTGAGACCTCCCATGTCCGTCCTCTGGCTCGACTTTGAAACCCGCTCTCGCTGCAATTTACCGGCAGCGGGGGCGTACAACTACGCGCAGGATGCCAGCACCGATGTGCTGTGTATGTCCTACGCTTTCGACAACGATGATGTTGTCACCTGGACGCCAGACCAACCTTTTCCCGCGCGTGTGCGTCAACACACCGGCCAGATACGCGCGCACAACGCCGCTTTCGAGCGGCTGATTTTTTGGTTTGTCCTTCAGATTAACTTCCGGCTTGAGCAGTTCTACTGCACCGCCGCGCAGGCGCGAGCCAACTGCGCCCCCGGTAAGCTGGAAGATGTCGGGCGCTTTGCTGGCGCGTCCATGAAGAAAGACCATCGCGGCGCACAGCTTATCCGGCTGCTGTCCATCCCCCGCGCTGATGGCACGTTCAACAATGACCCTGACTTGATGGCCGAGTTTATTGCTTACTGTGAGCAGGATGTTCGCGCCATGCGCGCTGTCTCGCAGGCGCAGCGCGACCTGTCGGACGAGGAACTGGCCGATTACCACACCAACGAGCGCATCAACGACCGTGGTGTGCTGGTGGACGCTGACTTGTGCAAAGCCGCGCAGACCTATGCGCTTGAGGAACTGGACGACCTGCAACGGCGCGTGCGCGAGATCACCGAGGGTGAGATCAGCAGCATCCGCAGCCCTAAGATGCGTGAGTGGGTGCAGTCGCGCGTTGGCGATCAAGCCCAGGCGTTGATGGTGACGTTCAAGGACGGCGAGAAGAAATACAGCATCGACAAGTCCGTGCGGGCTAACTTGCTGGCGCTGGCCGACGAATCGCCCGAGCAAGTGCCGCCCGATGTGGCCGAGGTCATCCAAGCCGCCGACGATGTGTGGGCCAGCAGCACGGCCAAGTTCGCCCGCTTGGCGGCGCTGGCCGATGTCGAGGACAACCGCGTGCGCGGTGCGTTCGTGTTCGCTGGCGGTGCGGCTACTGGACGGGCTTCCAGCTACGGCGCACAGGTGCATAACTTCCCCCGCAAGTGCGTCAAGGATCCCGCCGATACCCGCCGTGCGATGGTGCGCGGGCTGGCGCTGGTACCCAACCACGGCAAGCGCATCAACGACGTTTTGAAGGGTATGCTGCGCCCCGCGCTGATACCGGCTAAGGGTAACGTGCTGGTGGTGGCTGACTGGTCGGCCATCGAAGGGCGCGTGCATCCGTGGCTGTCGCACTGCCCTAGCGGCGAGGCCAAGCTGGATGTGTTTCGCTCTGGCCGCGACCCGTACAAGGTCAACGCAATGGCCACGTTCGGCGTGGCCTATGACGCCGTGACCGACGAACAGCGCCAAGTCGGCAAGGTGCAAGAATTGGCGCTAGGTTTCCTTGGTGGCCCTGGGGCGTTTGAGACCTTTGGCCGCATCTACGGCGTGCGCCTGCCCGAAGCACAAGTAGAGCGCGCCGTCAAGGGCTGGCGCAACGCTAACCGCTGGGCCATGCAGCACGGCGAGTCGCTGGAGCGCGCCTACACCACCGCCATGCGGAATCCCAGCTATGAAGTGCTGGCTGCGCGCATCACCTACCTGTTTGACGGTCAACATCTCTGGTACGGCCTGCCGTCTGGCCGTATTCTGTGTTACCCCTTTGCCCGCCTCGACGCCGATGGAGTCAGCTATGCCAAAGCCTCCTGGAAGCCTGCCGCCGACGCCAAAGAGTGGCCCCGTGGACGCCTCTGGCGCGGGCTGGCTTGCGAAAACGTCACGCAAGCCGCAGCGCACGACATCCTGCGCGCCAGCTTGCGCCTGCTGGACGACGTTGTTCTGCACGTTCACGACGAAATCGTGGTGGAATGCGCGGCCAGCCAAGCTGATGCCACGGTCGCGCGTATGACCCAAGTGATGACCACGCCGCCGCCTTGGGCGGCTGATTTGCCGCTGGCCATTTCCATCAAGGTGATGGAGCGTTACGGCAAATAAAAAAGCCCCGCCGGATAAGGGCGGGGCTAAATGACCACACAACAGAGGATGCGAGATGAACGAACCGAAGTTTACGCCTGACCAATTGCTCTTTGCAAGCTACTTGGCCGGTATTGCCCCAGAGGGCGAGACCATCCTATTCGTGCGCCAGAAGCCCCGCCGCACCCGCGACGGCGAGTATCAGCACCACGGCGACGGGGCCATCAAATGCACTTGGCCCGCCTTCCTGCCCGACCGCT